TCGTCATTTAAAGTTGCACCAGAATTAAGTGTAATTGTACTTCCGTCTGTTGCTGTATAATCTGATGGGTCTAAGTGTACTCCGTTTAAATAGACATCAATATAACCTGCATCATAAGCAAGAGTGTTTCCGTTATCATCAGCACCAGTAAATGTTGTCTGACTTGCTGTTGCTGTGTATTTAAATCTTGCTGAAGTACCATTGATTGATGAACCCGCTAAATCAAATGATGAACCATTCCATATTTTTAATTTAGAAGCTGTAGTGTCAAACCACATATCTCCATCATCTAAAGATGTAGTAGGTGCAGTTGCTGAAATTCTATAAACTTCTCCAAAATTATTGACTGATGCTAAGTTAGAAGCAACTGTATTTACGTTGGCAATATCTCCACCAACATTGTTTACGTTAGCGATTGAACCTGCAACTGTGGTTACGTTTGCATTATTATTTGCAACTGAAGTTACATCAGAAGAAATACCTGCAACAGTCGTAACGTCTGCGTTTACTCCTGCTACCGTTGTAATGTTAGCATTATTTCCTGCTACTGTGTTTACATCAGCGATATTAGTAGCAACTGAATTTACATTTGAAATATCTGTGGCAACAGTTCCAATATCAGTCGCATCACCTGCAACTGCTGTAACGTCTGAAGAAATACCTGCAACTGTTGTTACGTTGCTTGAAATACCTGCTACTGTAGAAATGTTAGCATTATTACCAGCAACTGTTGTAATATTTGTATCATTACCAGCTACTGTGTTAACATTGGCAATGTTAGTTCCGACTGTATTAACATTATCAATATTATTAGCAACTGTTTCAATTTCTGATGTAGCTTCATTCAAGTCGTTAGCAACAGTCTCTACTTCAGATATTGCTTCATTTAAGTCATCAGCGACTTTTATAACGTCAGATATATTTGTTGCTACAGTGTTAACAGAACTAATGTTATCAGCAACAGTAGTAATATTTGTGTCATTATCGGCTACCGTCTCTACGTCAGAGCTAATGCCCGCAACTGTAGTAACATCACTGCTGATACTAGCTACCGTTGTGATGTTAGGTAAATTTGTTGAAATAAATGCTTTGTTAACAGCATCTGTGTCGGCCGTAGGTGCCGCAACATTTTTTAATCTTTTGTTCTGTACATCCCATTGAAAGTCAGCATTATCAAGTGTGATAACGTCTCCAGCTTTGTCAATAGCTTCTTGAGACATATAAAATGCTTGGTCAGAATCTGTATCTAAATCATTCTCAGTTAATACTGAGCCTGATACATAGTCAACTAATTTAGTAGATTGACTTGTAGTACGTCTGATTTCAATAGCTGCTTGGTCAGCAGGCGCTGTATCAAATGTTAATGTAGTACCAGCAGCGTCTAAAGTGTAAGCTGTGACATTTACACCATTAACTGTAGCTGATAAATCATCAGCACTTCTGTAAGAAAAAGGGATAGCGTATGCGGCTGTGGAGCCGTTACCCGTATATCTTACAAATGAATTAGCCATATTTATGTTTTATTTCTTCTAAAAGGGGTACTTTATTGAATTGCTTTCATAAAGTCATCTAAAGCTTCCTGAGCTTTTTCCCTGATAAATAAGTCTCTGTTTTCTAAAGTTTTTTGAAGAACAGGAAATTCTTTCCACATTCTTCTATAAGCTTCTCTTTCAACTTGGTGGACAATATCCAAGATATATTTTTGCCTGTAATCGTCACCTGCTACAACATCTTTTGGTAATTTATATAAGTTACTACCTTTATCTGCAATTATTGTTTCTATAACATCTTTTAAATTATATTCTTTACCTTTATATGGGACTTTAACATCCATCTTTAATTCCAACCATCTATCATAAGCAGTTTGACCATTAGCATTTCTAATAGTTCTTAAATCAATATTTGTATATCTATCTACTTTTTGTGGTGCTTTATAATTTAAGTCTCTGTCTTGAAAGAATTTAGCTGTTTCTGTATTTTTAAATTTAGTCATAGCAAAAGGTGAAGACCATAATCCATCATCATCTCCTAATCCAAATAACCAACCTCTTTTTCTATCTACTTTTTCACCTAACATATTACGCTGAGGCATTGTTCTATCTTTGTCAGAAAATGGATTTAATGTTCTAAGTCTATCCATGAAAGTAAATAACTCTCTTGAATAATCATCTGAAACTCTATTTGCATATCTAAGACCACCTGATAATGGAGTTATTTTAAATATAGCTCTAGCTAATATAGATGAGCCAATATTATCTGGCGCTCTTGCTTTCATAAAATCATCACTAAAGAAATAGTTAGCTGTTTCTAAAATGTTTTTAGTATAAAATTTAGATGTAATATTTCTAGTAATACTAGCTATAGTCGCCATAACAGCCTCTGTATATTTGTTTTCTACTTCTTCAGGCAAGTCTTTGTTGTGTTTTAAAAAATCATTAACTGCATCTACAATATCAGCAGCAATAAAAAATGGAGTCATTATAGGGTCAAGTCTATTTGCTGAAATATGATTACCTTCACTGTCAACAATAGAATATGGTTGCCATCCTGTGTTTCTTTCTCTTTCTCTATTTTCTCTCCAATCTCTTGAACCACCACCAGTAGTTCTCCCATTAATAGCAGCCAAGAAAGCAGCAGACCATATTAACCATCCTGCTTGTATTCTTGCATTTGCTTCTGCTGCGGCCTCTGGATTTAAATATTTACCATCAGAACCTTTAGCTAACATGTGTCTCATTTGAAATTGAAAACGACCTAACATTGGAAAATGTTGTGCTGTCCATCTTAATAAATTTGATGGTGTATTAATAAAGTGCATACCAAAAGCTCTTAACCATCTGTGTTTATTAGTAAATGATAAAACACTTCCTGTTATACCACCTTCTTTTTTACCTGTAATTGGATTTATAGAATAAGCAGATTGTGTGTATGAACCTTCTCTAGCATATTGTAATGGGTCATTAATTAAATCATCTGTTTCTAATGCCTGTCCTTTGCTGTTCATATAATCAGCTTCTAATTCTTTAAATTTAGCTTTATATTTAGCTCTGTTTTTCCATCCATATATACCAATATCAGGAGTTTCTGCTAGTATTCTTGAGTGAATAGTTGCAGCGGCTCTACCCTTAAACATCATTGTTTTAAGAAATTCATCACCTGCTGACAACACTCTCATAGGTAAACTTGTGATATACGCTGTTGGTTGTACAACAGCTTTTTGTAAACCTGTGCCAACAACACCCAAAGGTTCCGTTAATAATTTACCAGTTTCATTTATAAATCTTTGAAGTTGTCCTTGTCTAATATTACTATCATATTTCATTTGTGTAGCATCTAAAATAGGTCTTCCTAAATAAAAACTTTTTAAGGCTCTTTTTAATGCATGACCTGTAAATGCATACTGATAAATATAAGTTTGTAATGCTTCTCTAGCTATTACTTTAGCTCTGTTTAAATCTGTTGTAGCCATGTTAGCACTTCTAAGTAACATAACAAAAGGTTTCCATTGCGTTTGTGTTAAACCTGAAATAATGTTTAATAAATGTGTATCAGGTGAAGACAATAAGTTATTGTTAATATATTCTGATGCTAAATCCCACTTGTCAACTTTTCTAGCATTTTGTAACGCAAGTATAACTTGGTCACTATCATCCAGTTGTGACACTAATCTCCAAAATTCATCAGGATTATCTTTCTTTAATTTAACCATTTCAATGTCTTCTGGTTCAATAATTAATTGTGCTGCTCTTTCTTTGCTTTTAATAACTCTACCAGCAGTGGTTGCTCTAGCATAGTTTTCTTGTAAAGATTTTTGAACACCCATTAACTCAGTTAAGATATCATTTCTTAATTGTAATTCTTTTTTAATTTTTATCTTTTCAGCATCTGTTAAATCAACTCTATTTAATTCATTTGCTAGTTTAACAATATCATCAGCTTCTTTAATCATAGAGTCACCATGTGCTATAATTAATCCATATAATTCTCTATCTTCTTTTGCTTTAGATTTAGCAAGCTTTCTTAATTTAACTGGGTCAAGATTTAATTGTTCAGCCACTCTTGTCATTTGTTCAAGAGTAATTTTTTCAGTTCCTAATTCTCCTGAAAGTTCTTTTGCTGCATTTCTTAAATATGTGAGAGCTGCACCACGCTTATATCTGGTGTAGTTAAAAGGAGTGATTGGGGGTTTGTCAGCAGTAGATATATTTGAGTCTGCTGTGTTTCTTAAATTCTTAATTCTATCATCTACAGTATCACCGATAATTTTACTTTTTAATTCTATTTCATCAATTTGTTCTTTTTTAAGATTTTGGTAATAATTCTTTTTTTCTTTTTTAACACCTATATCTTCAAATAATCTTCTACCTGTGATTTCACTTCTGCCATAATCTTGTAAATCAATAAGTTGTTTTACAGATGTATTTTGTAAATTTCTATTTGTTAATTTAAAAGCTCCGTATGAAAATCCTGCACCAAACAAAGTTCCAAAACCAAAACCAGCAGCACTAGAAATACCAGTTTGTTTTAAACTAAATTCATCTTGTACACCAGTTTCAATAGCAATACCTTGTAACAATGCGTCTTGTGCACCCGATATACCAGCTCCAATAAAGCCTTCATACAAAGCACCTTTCTTAACTGCTTGACCTAAAGCGGCTCTTTCAGCTTGTTTTGCAGCTTCTCTAATAGTCATCTCACTAATTTCAGAAGCGACTTTACCTTTTAAAGCTTCTTTTAATGCTTGCTTATAAGCTTGTTTAGCAGTTTGACCACCAATACCAAAACCAATTAAGTTAACTGGGTCAGCTAATAATGCTCCGCCATTATCCATTAACCATCCACCAAAGCTTCTATTTGGGTCATCCCACCATGATGGAAGTTGTTGGTATGTTTGTTGTATGTAAGAAAATTGTTTTAATCTTTCATCATCTTCTTCTGTTGCTACATTAAACATATCTTTACTCATAGATATAGTGTTATTATTTCTCCAACTTCTATCTGAGTAAAAATATTCTAATAAGTCTGCATGAGACAAATTATTAAATTTATCATCAGCTTCTCTATAAGAGTAGTAGCTTCTTAGTGTGTCATAAAATTTTTGAGTTTGTATTTCTTCTAATGCAGCTTTAGCATCTGATGCTTTTTTTAAATCAGCTTCAACATTTACATTTAGCATCATATCATCTGGTGATACTAAACTAGAATTGTTTTCAGATACTGTTGGTGCGCCACCAAGTATAGATAAATCTGCCATTTATTACTTTCCTGTTACTATATTTTTAAGTGCTTGTTTAACAAGCGTTTGGTCAAGTTTTAATGATTTTGCAACATTAGATACCATAGCTTCAACATCTTGATTTGTCATAGCTTTATACATTTCAGGTGTAAATTGAACACCAAAAGATTGTGTTAAATACTCTTGTAATGCAGGTACAACTTTAGCTGTGTCAAATTCTTTTCTTTCAGTTGCTCTGCTTTTAAAAAATGAAGTATCATCAGATGTCATTTGAGGTTTCACAAAACCACCTTGTTCTAAAGATTTATTTAAATTATCTAATAACTTAGTAACACCTAAGTCTTCATATAACTTCATAGTCTCTTGTCTTTTTAATTCATCTTCTTTTGCTTTTTCTTCTTGTTGTGTAACTGTTAAAGTTTTTGGGTCTATAGCACCACCTTTGTATGTATCAATAACATATTTACCTAAATTCTGTATAAACTGTTGTCTTTCAACGTTATTAGGTTTACGTTTATTTTCTAATTCAAATCTATCTTCAAAATCATTAATTTCTTTTATCATGTAATTAGTTGCATTAAACACAGCTGTGTATCCATTAGAAGACAAAATTCCATTTCTTGTAAAGTTACCTTGTACAGCAGCTTTAATTTGTGTCATACTTTGTGAGTATGTAGAACTACTTTGGTGAATAGGTTTTACGCCTTTGTTATTATTAGTGTTCCATTTTTCCCAATATGTTAATGCTTTAGTTAATTCAGCTGTTGGAATATTTCTTTTACTAAAGGCATCAATCATTTCAGTTTGGTCAGTAAAACCACCACTTAATATTTCTATTAAGAAACCATCTACTTTAGCTGGGTCGGTTTCAGCAAATCTATTAGATTTCATAACATTATCAAATGCTGTTAATAATTTAGGCTCACCATATTTTTCTAAACTTTCTCGGTATTTCATTTTTTGTTCATGTGTTTTTGGTGTGCCATCTTCGTTGTCAGCAAAAGCATCTGAAAATATACTTTTAATTTCTTGTTTTTCTTTATAATCGTTATTAATTCTTTCTTGAGTTTCTAAGGTAACTCTTTTTCTATTTAACTTACCTATTAAAGTAGAAACATCACTTCTATTAGTATCAATCAAAGACCCTAATTTAGTACCATCTTTTTTAATACCTCTGTCTGTAGACAGTATTTTTATTGCTCTATCAATTTCATCTGTTGATGTTGCTTCATTTAATAAATTTCCTGCATGTTGAATTACGACTTGATTTAATTCTTCGTTAGAATAAAATTGTCTAGGTTTAGTATCACCTTCTTCTGGGGGAAGTGGAACATTAAGAGAGTTAACTGTATCCCAAACTTCAGCAGTTGGAACAGCAGATATAATTTTAGAACCTTGATTTATTTTTTGTTCTTTAGCATATTTAGCTCTTACTTCTGCATCAGCAATAGCATCTTTAGCTTTATACTGATTAAATACAGCAGCAAAACCAAGTGTGTAAGAACCATCTCTATCTGCAAAACTTGGTAAATATTCTTTATAAAAAGCTGGTAAGTTAGTTTCTCTATGGTCGTATTTATCTTTATTTGCTTCTATATTAGCAATAGCATCTACTGCTTCTTGCCTACCTGTGTGATAAGAAACAGTTTTTTCTACGTATCTACCAGATAATTCTGGATGTTTTCCTTCTAATATTTCAGATTGAATTTGGTCAGACTTTTTACCTTCTAAAAATAATTGATTTATTTTTGTTTTAGCTTCATCTTTTTGTTTCTCAACGTTTCTATCATATATTCTTTCTAAAGCAGGATTAACAGTTCTTTGTAATGTTCTAGCTAAATCCATAGCTTCAGAGTCAGAAGCTGCATTTACTTGTCCAGCAAATGTTGCTCCCATGTATTTATTACTTACTCTTGATTTATATGCCATATATTTTATACCGTTGGTTTCTGTGCGTTTGTATGTTTCTGATAACCTTCAGCACCAATTGTTGCAACTTCTAAGAATAAACCAGTATTACTTGGCATAGATACAGGTTTAATACTATTGTATCTTTTTTGCTGTGCTGCATAAGCTTCTGTTGTTTGCCTATCTAATTTAATAGTATCAGTTTCATAATCTCTTGCAACATCTAGGAAATTATCATCATAATCTCCTGTTATGTCTTGTATTATTTTATCAGCATTACCCGCATTTAAATTTAATGACTTTGCTAATTCTTTATTTCGTTTTTGTTTTAATTCAAATCTAGCTGCTGCTTTTTCTCTACTAGCTGATACTGCTTCATTATCTATTTTAGATATGTCATTAAGGTACGCTTGGTCTGAGTTTTTTCTTGTTTGCTCATTAGCTCTCATTTGACCTTTAGCTACAGCTCTTTTAGACTGGTGAGCATATATCGCTGTACCTATCTTTAACGCAGTAACTACATCACACATAGTTTAATTATGTATCTCCTTTATCATTAATAAAAATGGTGTGTTTCCAAAACCATAATTATCTATTTGTTCTTTGGGTTCAAACCCTAAATATTGTAACCACTTAAGTGATTTCCAATTTCGTTTATCTACAAAGTTATATAAATAAGTATAACCTTGTCCCATCTCATTTATCCAATGAGGTGATTGTTTTACAAACTCTTTGGTATGTCTATATAAATCTTCACAAGACAATAACCATGCTACACCGTACTCAGGGTCAGTAGCAGGTGCTGAACCAAACATACCTAAGACTTCATCTGTTTCAGTTTTAACTACAGAATATGTTTTTGCATTATCAAATGTAAACGGTGTAACCAAAGCTTCAAGACAAGAAATATTACTGGCTGCTTTTATTTCTTCTCTATCTATTTTTCTTAATCTAGGTGCTAACTCAATAGCATCTATTAATTTTGCTTTTCTTACAAAAGCTTCTTTCATATTAAATCCTTCTTGAACGTGTGTGATAATAACCTTCAACTTCAGCACTTGCAATATATACAGGTAGATGTGAACTACTCTTAATATCTAAAACAAAGTCTGTGTTTCTAGCTATAACGGGTACCAAAAGGCTGCCTGAGCTTATTGCAGGTACGCCTACTTTACTTGTTGCAGTACCTATAATATAACCGTTCATAATTGTTGTACTCTTGCTTCTTCCTGTAGGTGTAACTTCTACTTGAAAGAAACCTGAGTTTTCAAAATTAAATCTTATGTTTCTAATCTGGTATCTACCAGAAGTAATAGACACTAAACCTCTACCAGAGCTTTCTCTGATATATTGTGTTGATAGTCTATATGTAGATGTAAAAGGTACACCAATGTAAATATCAGTGTGGTCACCTTCTAATGTGTAAGTTGAACCTGTTGTGTTTGTTAATGAATAGTTATTACCATTCGTTGCATCAATAGCAATCAAACCTGCTTTAACACCATACGGGGATGTTAGTGTTGTTAAATTAGTTCCACTATCATAAGTACCAGTAACTTGTTTTTTAAAATCTAAGTAAACACCAAAGCCTATTGTTTGGTCTTTTAAATTTCTTAAATCTAATTTAAATAATTTTGTGTCAGTATTTTCAGCAGTTAATAAATAAATAAAACTATCTACACTCATTGCACCTAAAATCTTAACACCATCAAATGTCCATTTAGACCATGCTGTTTGTACTTTTTCACCTCTATCAAAGAAGTATTTATAAATATACATTGTGTTAGCATAAGTAGGACTTACTGCACTACCTGCTGCATACGGTGCTGTTTGTGTATCATCAGTGTCTGAAGCTAAAGCAATCAGCGTATCTTCTGTAGTATTACTAATAAGTTGATATACATTTGTTGGTATTAAATTAGAAACAGATACAGTTATATCTAACCCATCATTTGTTAATGTATCATCATCAGCAAAGTATTCTCTAATAGCTGTGTTGTTATTTCTTGATTGTGCAAAGTAAGCAAACTTACCAGCAGACACAGGCCTCACAGCATCATCATGTTCAAAACTTGATACTTCATTAAGTATGGCTGTGGTTGGTGTAACTGCTTCTCCTGTACTATTTAATTTATATTGTGCTGTATCAGAAAATAAAAGTAAAGACTCATTAAATGACACAGAGTTTTTTAATGTATTAACTTGTGTACCAGACGCAGAAATATCAATTGGGTCTGTATCTAAAACTTGTGTAACTGTACTAGAAAAAAAGTTAAAGAAACTAGCATTTTCTGTAAAGATTAAATTTTCTCCTGACAACACACCTAATCTATTTTTATAGAAAGTTAAGTTTTGAATGTTTTTGTTTACAAAACTTGGGTCAGCATTACTATCAGTATCACCACAAGTTCTATCACTCCAATCTATTTCTTGAAATGTAAATGTACCATCATTGTTATTAATCAATGCATGTGGCATTGTAGAATTATCTAATCCTACGCTTGTGTTTGGTGCTATAGTTTCTTTCCATACACCATCAGTTTCAAACTCTACCCAATAATCAGACAATGTATCACCTTCATCACCAGTAACTTTTATTTTAGTTCCGACTTTACCATGATAAGGTAATTTAGTAAAATCTGATATTTCATCTCTAATAGAGTACATACCACTATTACCAGAACCATCACCTGTTGTTACAGTGTAATCAGGGTCATTATCTTTTGGTTCACCATAAATAACTGAGTTATATAAAGTAAAATCAAAGTATGTAGTAAATCCAGAATAACTACCTAAACCTTGTGTTGTAGTTAAAGTTGCGCCTGTATCAGTTCTAACAACTTTAAATGAAGCATCTGATGAACTATCAAAATATTGACTAGATTCACCATACATTAATATATCAGCAACATGCGCTGTATCTCTAAATGCACTATCATGTGTTGCATTAGAGCCTGATGGCATTTGTAATGCAGCTTTTAATCCATAACCTAATGCAGACTGCATGTCAGGATGTGTTAACTCTACAGTGTATTCTCTACCATAATTTGTCACAACAACATTAATATAAAACTCTTCATTCTTAGCAGCACTTGTTGTACTGTCTGCTAATACTGTTTTAGATTTGTTTGCAATAAAAGTGTAATCTGCAATGTTAACTAATTTAAAATCTCTTTTTGGATTTGTAGATGTAAGATAACTTGCACCACTTGAAACAGTTACAGTTTTTTCATTACCTAATAAATCATAAACTTTAACACCGCCATTATAAAAAGCAACAATGTATTGATTGTTTTCATCTTTTTGTATAGACCAAAATTTAGTTGTGTTTGGAAACACATTACTAGCATCTAATGTTGCTATGTATTCTAAAGAGGGTCTTTTAGATAAACCATCAACAATATTATTCTGAAAGTTTATCTGGTCTTCAGCTTGGTTAACACCTCTTTGTGTTGGAGTTTGCTGAGATATACCATTTAGAAAATTAGGAATACTCTGTGAAACAACTCCACCCATTAGTAAGTCCTTCTAGTTGGTCTATTTATAATTGAGAAAGTATTTGAGTCACCATTAAGCATATTAACATCTGCTTCTTGGCTATCTGCTTGATGGAAAGACATTAATGCTTCGTTTTCATCAGCAGCAATTAAATCAATAATAGCTTTATCACCAATGTATCTAGCAGCAAATCTTCTAGCTGCTTTTATTGCAATGTATTGTCTTGCATATTCTGGTAATTGTTCAAACTGTTGTACTAAAACTAAATCAACTTCAGCTGGAGCAGAAGTAAATACATCTGTATGTCTATCTAAATCATATAAATAACCATTTCTGATTGTGTAATTTAAATATCTATAATCTGCACTAGCGTCAGCTTTAACACAGTTTACGGGAAGGGGTACTTTGTTATCTTGGTCTAAAGATAATGAAGTGTATTTATAGTGGGTATTGAAATGCCATCCTTGTGATTGGATAGACATTGAAGTTTCATCTAAAATATTTTTAGCGACAGATACGTCAACTGTTGTAGTTCCTGTTATTGAGTTAACTGGAGCTTCACCAATAGTTGACAACATAATGTTTATCGCCTGTAATTCAGTCGTTGGTGTAATTCTTGTGCTCATAATCTCCTAATAATATTTTAGATAAAGACAAGGGGACAGTCTCCCATCCCCTCATCAATTTGGTTAAAAAAGCTTACGCAGCTTCTCTAATTCCTACAGCAGCCTCAGGCCTTAGGACACCATGTCCCATAGCATATTTAGCTACCATTAATGTTCCTTGTCTTCTGATGTCATATTCTGACTCAACTGCCAAGTCCATTAATTTAACAGTTCCTACCGCACTTGGGTGAGACACTAAACAAACATAGTTTGATAGGTCAACTTGTTGTGGGTTAGAACCACCAGCTGTAGCAGAACCACCGTTTACATCAGTTGATGCAGAGTAGTCAGCAGTGATAAAATGAGCAGTTGGTATTAATTCAATACCAGCAACTTTCATTACTTTACCTTCTGCGATTGAACCCTGACCACTAAAGTCAACGTTAGTTACATTAGTTCCATTAGCTAGTTTGTAGTATTCTTCTAGTCTAATGAACGCTTTTCTACCTTCTTTTGGAACGTAGTTTGCGTCTAATGCTTTAGCTGCATTGAACAACTCTTCAATCATAGCGTCAGCAGCTGTTGCAGCTGTTGCAGAAGCAATTGAAGTATTTGTTAATACAGTACCTGCACCGTAACCTGAATCAGATACGTTTGCAGATGCTTGTGCTGCTTGACCAATAGTTTGTAAGATATGCTTATCTTTTTGGAAAGCAAGTGCTCTACCGATTTCAGTAGAATATGCACTTCTTACATCCCAATGGTTTTTAGCTTCTTCGATATTCGATAAGAATACTGAAGATAATAGAAGGTCATTAATTGTAATGACTTTCTCATTGTGGTTTACGTCAGAGCCAGTAATTTCTGCACCAGCAGTATGATATGACGCTCCTACTCTACCCATTACTGGGAAAGTTGCTGATTTACCAGAAGCAATGCTTCTTACCATTTCAGCACCTTCAGTAACTGAAGCTCTTTCAAATGAAGTAAGTACCTCACCTGCAAAAACTTTCAGAAACAGAGCGTCTTCACTACCACCAGCGTTGATTTTACCAACACTAACAGGGGTTGCGTTTGCCATAATAGTTCTCCTTTTTATGGTTTGACGTTAGGTTTATAAAAGCCTCTACATATACTCCAGTTTCACAAACAAGATTGTCGCCCGCAAGCGGTCAAGTCGTTAGACTTTGTTTATGTTTTGGCAGTTGCCCTCTAATAAGAGTGCACAACTATAAGCTAGCTAACCTATTAGCTAACTTAATGGCGAGAGAGAATTTTCCTCTCTCCCGACATTTTATTATTAGACTCTTAAGTCTAAATATTTTTTTACCTAAAGGTGACATTATTTTTTCTTTGCTGTTTTAGCGGCTTTTTTAAATTGCTTTGAAGTTGGTGCACCTTTACTACCAACTTTACGCATTTTCTCTCCGCTACCAGCTGCTATTCTTTTACGTTTAGCATGTATGTTAGCGTATAATCCACGTTTAGCCATTATGCTTTCATGCCTCTTTTCTTAGCAGTAGCATAAAATACTTTTGTACCTTTTTTCTTACCATAAGTTTTACTCATGGCACTTTTCATTTTCTTTGCTTTTTTAGTCATTGGCATAATTAGTCTCCTATAAGTTAGAGTTTTCTAATTTAGATTTTACTTCCGCTTGGTATGCTGTATCTTTAGCATATCTAGGGTCAGCCATAGCTTCAGTAACTTGAGCCCAAGATTGAAAACCTTGTTCAGCAGTTGGTGCAGCTTTACCTTCTACTAATCTAGGTTCAACACCATTTGCTCTTTCATATTGAGCTTTAAGTGCATTGACTGCAAGTTTAACAGTTTCTTTATCAGGACTGTTTACAGCTTTGTTATATGCTTGTCTTTCACCATCAGTCATATTTGTAGAAGCCCATTGAACCATCTCATTGTATGCTTCATTACCACCTACAGTTTCTTTTATTTCTGATGCCGTTTGTTCAGCCAACGCTTGCTGACCAGCAATATAATTATCAACATATTGTTTTGTGATGCCAACCTTTTCTAATGCTTCGTATGACTTAGCATCTAATTCACCTTTTTCTGAATACTCTTGTTGAAGAGTAGTCATATCTAAACCTGCATCTTGTACAGCATTTTCAGCTACTTCTAAAGTTGCCTTATCATTACTAGGATTTGGTTTAGAAGGTGATGGTCTTTGTTGAGATTGTTCACCAAGTTTCTTTTCTAACTCAGAATATGATTTAGCCAGCTCTTCAACTGAAGTGAATTTTTCTGGCAAACCTTCTGGTTTACTTTGTGTGGACTGTGTCTCGTTTGTTTGTTCTGTCTGTTGTGTTTCTTCTACAACAGGTTTCTCAGCAGTAGTTTGTTCTGCCGTTATTTCTACTTTATCTACCATGTTTATTGTTCCTCTTGTTGTTTCATAATGCCACTAGCAATAGGAGCTACAGCTTTTTCAGCCATACCCATAATTTGCTGGTTTTGCATTTGACTCATCATTGCATCTTGCTCAGCTTCTAACTCTGCTTCAGTTTTCATTAAACCTTCAGTGTCTATACCAAGTCCAGTAGCAATTCGTTTTATTAAATCCTGAGTGTTCAATGACTGAACAATCTGTGGATTTACTTGCGCTAGGTTTGCAACCTCAGCAACAAATTCTCTTAATTTCTGTAAATCATTTCCTCTACCTAAAGCTTCTATACCTGTAATGATTGTTGGTTTTACAGAGTTTTTAGGTAAAGAAGGTATCTCATTTAATTGAGACATTCTTTTCATTAATATGGTCACCAAAGGTAATTGAAATTCTTGAGACAATAAAGAATAAATACCGCCCATAGAAGTTTCTAATTGTTCTGCCATATATCTAATTTCTTGTGCAGTAACTCTTTCTGCATTTCTTTGTATTGCTGTGTGTAATAAAAAAGCATAAGACATTCTTTCTTCTAACTTTGCAATACTTCTTTCAACTACTTGTAAATCATATTGTTTTTCTGTTTGCAATACAGCTACATCATCTTTTGAACCAGTAATGATGTCACCATTTCTAGTCATTGATAAATCTTTTTTTCTTGTAACTGAATTAGGTTTTACCATAAATACTACTTTAGAAGATGCAGCAGCACTTTCTACAAGTGATTGAGATAAACCTTCTAATGATTTTAAATCTCCTAAAAATTCTTCTACGTAACCTCTTCCATAATCTTCATTGTCAACTCTCACCATTCTTAATGCTTGATATGGCATGTTGTCTGAAGAGTAATTACCAATAGACTCAGGTATTTTAATTCCTTTAACTTCTTGACACACATAATATTTGTCTTGATTTAATTTATAGATATGTGTGTAAATATCTACATCTTCATCTGATTTATAATCTGCATCAGCGATAACTTGATTTCTAATTTCTTCATCTAAATCTAATGGAGTAATGCTTTCTTTAATAACTATTTCTAATACACTACCACTAGCGTCTCTTCGTACTACATAGTTAGTTAATGGGTAAACTCTCATTGTACCTTTTTTAGGTAAATAAGTTAACACATTACCAGCGACAATCAAATGTTTTAATGCTTCAAACACAGATACTCTAAGAGCAAGTTGTTCAATTTTAGCAGAGACTTCTCTTTCAATAGTTGCTAATGATTTTTCTATTTCTGATTTTAAATCTTTTTGAGTTTCTAATTCTTTCTTAGCATTTCCTGCTATTGATAATCTAAAAAATGGGGAGTTAGGTGGTAGTAATAAAAGTAATAATTTAGATGCTAAATTGTTTACTCCTCTTGCTCCAACTGATTGGAAGGGATTGTATAAATCACTAGATGAATGAAATCCATCTGGTGGTAATAATGATGGGATAGTAAGCTCACTACATTCTTGAGCTCTGTCTAAGAAGTGTTCTCTATCTTGTTTTAACTTCTCATATCTTTCTTTAGCGGTATCTTGTAACATGTTAATGTTGCTGTACGCCATAGATTATGATATATTTAAACCAGATGTAGTAGGTATATTCAAACCAGATGTAGTTTGTAAAGCAGAAGTACCTCTTTTTCTAGCCTTCTTTGTTCTTGATTCAGACGAAGTATCCTCTACTGCTGTCTTAATCTCTGGTGCTACTTCTTCACCAATCGGTGACGGTGGCACAGGTGGTGGAGCAGGCTTTACTTCTGGTACTTTAGGTGTTGATAGACACATATTTATTTCTCAGACCTTTCCTTTAAAGTGTTAATGAAATTAACAACATCACGTTGACCAGCTTTAAAATATATTGTCTTAGTATCATCTTCTAAAGAAGGTGATTTCTCTGGATATATTTTATTAAGCATTTTAACTAAGTCATCAACCGTAGTTGGTAACACTATGTCGTCTAAATCATTCATATTTTATTCTTCTAAAAAGGGTACTTTAGTCCCACAATGAACCTGTTATAGTACCTTTGTTGTATTCTGTTGCTCTATTCTCAAAGAAATTAGCATGTTCTACACCATTAAGAACCCAGTCTAACCATGATAATGGGTTATCTTTTACACCATAATTAGGTTTTAGAGACAACTGTAACAGTCTTCTATCAGCTATATATCTAATATATTGTTTAACTTCTTCTGGTTTTAAACCTCTAATACCACCCATGTTAAAAGCTAAATCAATAAACTTATCTTCTAAGTCAACCATATCTCTACATGTTTGATAGATACTTGCTTTAAATTTTTCTGTCCAAATATTTGGGTTTTCTTTTATTAGTTCTTTAAACAACTTAATCATGTTTTCTACATGGTGTGTCTCATCTCTAATAGACCAAGTTACAATCTGACACATACCTTTCATTCTACCAAATCTTTGAAAGTTTAGTAACATAACAAAAGATGCAAACAGTTGTAGGCCTTCACCAAAGGCAGAGAAACAAGCCATGTCTCTAGCAAGTCCTTCTACTCCAGTTCCTTTTTTAGAAAACAAATAGTTATGTTTGTCTGCCATTTCTTTGTATTCTTGAAATGCTTTGTAATCACTTTCAGGCATACCAATAGTATCATTTAATAATGAATAACTATGTGCATGGTTTGCTTCTGATGTAGCAATAGCAGACAACATCATTCTAATTTCAGGTGGTTTAAATTTAGGAATGTAAGTATCTAAATATGCTTGCGCTATATCTACATCACCTTGTGTAAAGAATTTTAATATTTGATTTATTAAGTTCTTTTCTTCTTGTGTTAATCTTTCATTCCAATCTCTAACGTCTTCATGTAATGGTACCTCACTTGGTAACCAATGCATCTTCTGTTGCATGTCGTAGGCTTCAAACGCCCAGTCATATTCGAATGGTTTATAATGTACTCTTTCTTTAAATAGTGGCATAGTCTTCTTTCCTATCCTTCACAAGCAAGACAATCATTCTCTTTCCACTCAGGAATAACATCTCGCTTTACTTTTTGTGATACTAATTCCGCTCTTTTAATTGCTTCAGAACGACAGTAGTATAATGTTTTAATTTTCTTTTTCCAAGCCATCATGTGCAAGTTATGTAACTCTTTAATGTGCACATCAGCTGGTATAAATATGTTTAAACTTTGGCTTTGACAAATGTATTGTTGTCTGTCAGCCGCATGTTCAATTAACCATCTCTGGTCTATCTCAATTGCAGTTTTGAAAATATCTTTCTCAGTCTCAGACAAGCCTTTGACATGAGCGACCGAACCTCTTTGAGAGATAATGGATGTCCATATATCATCATTGTTTAATCCTTTCTTTTCTAATAGTTTTTCTAAATGTTTATTCTTAACTAAGAATGAACCTGACATTGTTTTCTGTACATAAGCGTTAGCTCTGTATGGTTCTATTGAAGGTGATGTTGTACCACAAATAATAGAACTAGATGCATTAGGTGCAATAGCTAACAGGTGTGCATTACGTAGCTTAGTACCTTCCATGTCTGGAGCCACACCTCTTTTAACTGCAAGTCTTTCACTTTCTCTTACAGCTTGTTCTTTAATACTTTTAAATATTTTTAAATTAATTGACTTAGCAATAGCAGACTCAAACGGTATGTTTTTAGATTGTAAGTATGCATGAAAACCCATAGCACCTAAACCAAGACTACGTTCTTGTGATGCACTGAACCTAGCTCTAAACAATTGTTCAGGAGCATAATCAATAAAATGTTGTAACACATTATCTAAAAATCTAATTAAGTCTGGTATAAACAATGTATCGTTTTTCCATTCATCATACTTTTCTAAGTTAACACTAGATAGACAACAAACAGCTGTTCTGTTTTCAGAAGTAGGCAAAGTTATTTCACTACATAAATTAGAGTGATGTACTTTTAATCCTAAGTTCTTCTGTGTTTCAGGTAGTGCTTCATTGATTGTATCAATAAAAGATATATAGGGCTCACCAGTCTGTACTCTTGTGTCTAATATTTTTAACCACAAATCTCTTGCTGAAATAGTACGGACAACTTTCTTTGTGTGTGGGTCAATAAGTTTCCAAGTGTCATCATAAGTTGGTTCTTTAATACACTTATCAATTAACTCCATGAACTCATTAGTTATATTTATTCCATGATGTAAATTTAAATTCTTTCTATGTGCATCACCACCAGTAGGTTTTCTCATTTCAATAAACTCAATTATCTCTGGGTGTGATATATCCATGTATGATGCGTAGCTACCTCTTCTAGTTTTACCTTGAGAGAAAGCAAGTATCTCACTGTCAACAACATGCATGAATGGTATTGAACCTGAAGATTGTGAACCACCTGATGTAGGTGTGCCATCAGAACGTACGTGTCCCCAGTAACCACCAATGCCACCACCAACTGATGCAAGCCAAGCGTTCTCTGTGTAATGGCCTGTTAATCCTTCTCTGCTGTCACCTACATAATTTAGAAAACATGAAATAGGCATGCCTCTAGTAGAACCACCATTAGACAACACAGGTGTTGCATACATAAACCATAGCTTAGATGCATAATCATAAATTCTTTGTGCCATTTCTGGGTTATCAGAGAAAGCTGTTGCTGCTCTAGCAAATGCATCTTGTGGTGATTTCTCTTCTGGTAATAAGTATCTATCTTTTAATGTCTTCTTACCAAAGTGTGTTAGTAAATCATCTCTACTATAATCTATGTTCATGTTAGTTCCTCTAATAAATCTTTTGTTGTTTTAAAATGACTGGCAAAATCAGGCACCACTTCTAAATTGTTTTCTCTATCTAAAAATTTGTATTGTATTTTAGTTGGATTAAATACTTCTAAATGTTTTAACACAGTATTAATATTTAATTCTTTACAACTATAAACATCTAGCTGTACTAATGATGGTGAGTCTTCATCCCATACATGAATAACTATGTGTGATGTTTCTATAACAGCAGCGCATGTAGCTCCTTGATTACCCACCATGTCAGAGTAATAAGCTTGTGGCTCACCCATCAATTTCATATTTATTTTAGGTACTAAATCTATTACCCATTGTTTAATATCTTCTGTAGTTACTGGTGGGTTCATAACTTCTGCTCTAATAATTACATGCTCATGTTTTAATATCATTGTATTTTACTTTCCTTATCTATAATGAAATCAATATATTGTTTAGCTTTTCTTAAAGACTCTATGCCACCTTTATCTTTCCAACGACAAATGTATTTAACTACATTGCCTTCACAAAAAGATAATTTGTTTTGTGTGATAAAATCAATAGGTTCAATTTTATGTTTAGCATAGTGCTTAGGTTTCTTTACTGTATCTGCCATAGTTTTACCTCACCTGTTTTCTTATTGTAATCACCATGACGTAAGATACGTGCAACCCTAGCTTGTTGTAAAGCTTCTTTCTCAGTAAAGCCTTTGTCTTTATAAATACCTACAACAATTTTCCATAGGTCTAAGAGGGGTACATTACTATACTTCATAATAAGTTTCTCTGCTGTTTTAACACCCACGTTTGGAATACCAGTGTAACCGTCAGTTGCATCACCAGCTAATACCTGTATCATCCAATGATAGTTACCTAGTTTTTCAGGTATGTATTCTACATTCACACCATCTCCACTTACATTTGATAATGGTATTTGTTTTAAATCCTTATCAATAGAGACAATAATTCTATCTTCTTGATTAGGTTCAGTTGCCATGATACCTAATACATCATCAGCTTCTAAGTTTTTATAGATAACACCATTATGTTTTTCCATAACATATTCACGCAGCACACCTAAAACCATAGGCTTACGTTTTTGTTTTCTATTGTCTTTGTATGTAGGTAATACATCTTTTCTAAAATTATTCTTATCAGTTAATGCTACAATGTAATCATCAGCTTCAAGATTAGAACCTAAGTCATCTATTGTTGCATCTACTTCTGCTTTACATTGTGCAGCATCACAGTGTAATGTCCATAAATCATTACCCCAATCAGTCGCAACTTCATTTTGTGTAGCTATTTTATAAATAAGAATATCACCATCAATTAGTAATACTTTTTTCTTAGCCATGTTATCTCCTATTTGTTTAATTGTATTAAATCTTCTTTTGGTATTAAATAACCTAATGATGTCAATGCATCACCACCTCTTACACTTTTGTATTTTTTAGTTTTAATTAATTTTTCTAATTTAATTAAAGGAATAAAAATTACACAAGGCAAATCATCTCCATTATAAGGTAAAACAAATTCCCAATAATCAGAAGTGCTTTTTCTTATTCCACTATCTTTTCCTCTACTTTGAAATTCTACAAAAACATTACCTGTGTCTTTGCACATAAAATCTGTCTTAACCTCATGCGAAAGTTCGTTATTTAAAAGTTTATTTACTAAATTTTCACCTAGTTTACCTTTTTCTAAACAATATTTAAAATTGTTTTTTAAATCATATTCTTTAGTCCATGTTTTATTAGTGTGTTTCACTCCAGTTGTCTCCTATTTTGTATTCCCCTGTTAAAGGTACTCGTAATTTAAAATGCTTACCTGCTTTTTTAATAGCTTCAACAGCTATCTGGCCAACTTTGTCAGCAAGATTTTCAGGACATTCTATTTGTATTTCATCATGCACCCAAACAACTTGCTGTATTCCAGCTGCACTTTCACCTACTACTTTATCAAACTCAGCTAACCATTGTTTACATACAATGGCTCCACCTGATTGTAATAAAGTATTCAATGCTGCATGTGGCGAACGAACTTTAATTTGTCTTTTATCTAAACCGATTAAGTATCCACGTGTTGCAGCTTCTTGAACTTGTGTTATTAATTTATTTAATGCAGGTAAGTTATTTAAAAAACGTTTCTTAATTTGACCCGCTTCTTTAACTGTCTTGCCTGTGACTAACGCTATCTTTTTTACACCACCACCATATAGGAAGCAGTAATAAAATCTCTTGGCTAAGTCACGGCTATCTAAACCAGCCAGCTGTTGTGTTTCTGTGTGTATGTCACCATCTAACACAACCTTTGCATAGTCACCGTTGTCATACTTAGCCATATAGTGAGCCAACATCCTCACCTCTAAACCTGAGACATCAACGCCTACAAGTTTTTTATTAGTTGGAACTGTGAATAACGCTCTACATTCTTTACCGTATGGAACTGATACACTTGGTACCTGCGCCATGTTAGGATAAGAATGAGTTGCTCTTCCTGTAACAGTAGAATTAGTATTACATGTACCATGTATTCTACCATTCTTCTCATGCTTTAACCAAGCTTGTGTGCCTGTAGCTAACTGTCCAATTCTTTTGTCTAATAAAAAATGTTCACAAAGTATTTTAGCTTCTGGATATTCTAAACTTTCTAATATAGTTTCATCTAACTTTGGTTTACCATCATTAGTAAACTCAGTTGGTTTCCAATTATATTTATCAATTAACTTTTGTGCTATGTGCTGTCTGCTTGATGGGTTAAAGACAACAGTAGATTTTTTAATAAATGGTTCACCTTTAACATAACCTCTTGCTTTGTTATTTACTTTAGGAATAAAAACTTTCTCAACTGTTTCAGGTGGAAATAGTTTTTGTAACTCATCTTCTAACTCTAATCTTCTAGCATTTAATTTAGAATATAATTGTTGTCCTGCTTCTACATTAAAAGCAAAACCATGTTGTTCTTGTTTGTGTATTAAGAAAGCAACATCATGTTCTAAGTCCATAGATTGTTCTGAGTAACCTTTTTTCTGTATCATCTCATATAACTTGTGTGTTACTTCAACATCTTGGACACAGTATTCCAACATCTCATCAGTAAATATTTTAAAGTCAGACTGAAACGGAGTTTTGTATGTACCTATTCTGTTACCCCATGCTTTTAAACTGTGTCTTCCAATACAATCTTTAGGAAAGTCTTTTCTTTGAAAATCTTTTTCTGTTACATCGGGAAACAATAATCTAGTTGCAACTAATGTATCAAATATCTTTGCCTTAAAAGAGAAAGACGGAAATAGTTTATGTATTACAGGTAAATCATATTTAATAATATTGTGTCCTATAATTAAATCAGCTTCTTCTAATTTTAATAAAGCTTGATAGTTTGGTAGTTTTAATATTTCATTTGTGTCTATATTCTTTAATACAATACAATGCATTTTTGTAACTACATCTATAAAGCCATCAGTCTCTATATCAAAAACATATCTCATATTCTTACATCTTTCATTGATAATATATTACAAGTTGGTATGGTTGTTACGTTACCTACATCAGATATACTTGCGTTATCACTTTCATCATAATTAAAATCAGAACAAATAATAGTTACATCTTTGTTCTTTAATAATAACCATCCAGTTGACACACAAATAGTAGGTTTACTTTTCTTAGCTGCTTCCATAGTTTGCCATGAAGCATCAGAGTTTATATCTTTCCACCATATTATTTTGAATGGCATCTTAACTTTTAAATCTGGAATTTTCATATTAGTGTACCGTACATATTTTAGTTTTAAGTTGCCAAGCTTCTGTTGACTGTGTGCATAGTTCACTTATCGCTATGTCAATCATTTCTTGTACTGTTTCGTTTGGAACCATAACTATAATATCCTCTTCTGGTTTGTATTTAGCTTTGAGTAAATGTCCCATAAGATATTCAGTCCAGCTAACAGCTTCTGAGTGATGGTCTTTATTAAAGTCATCATTAAAAATCATTAGCTACTTCCGATTGTGTTTCAGTTAAACATCCAGTAGCTAAATCATAATGTAAACTACAAGCATGTCCTGTTTCACCACTAAATCTATTTTTTAAAATATTTATTTTAGATATATTATCTGAAGATTGTAAGTCTCTTGATAAAGATATAATCATATCAGATAGCTGTCCAATAGATGCAGAGCCTCTTAAACTATTCATAGATACTTGCACTCCATCTTCATATCCTTTGTTACCTTCAGGTCTTTTTAAATGTGATACAAGTATTAAACCAATACCAGTCTCTTCTACTAATGCTCTTAGTTTAGAGACAAAGTAATCAATAAGTTTTCTTTCATCATTCGTAGTCTCATCACCAATTGCAGATAGTGCCATGTGTAAATGGTCTAAGATAACGAAGTCAACTCCACATCCTTTTGCAAAGTATCTTATTTTGTTTAATAAATTATCAGCAGCGGTTGAACCAAAGTGATTGTATAAATAAAACTTACCGTTACCAACTGTAGTTTTAAATACTTCTTGTAGCTCTTTATCTTCAACGCCTTCTCTAGTTAAGTGCAATGGTTTCTTTAACTCAACACCCATGATGCCAAGTGCACTTCGTTTATTAGTTTCTTCTAATGCAATGTAACCTACAGTATAATCTTTTTTTAATAAATGTAATGCTACATGTCTGCAAAAACTAGATTTACCTACACCACTACCAGCAGTGATAGTAACTAACTCACTCTTTCTTAGTCCATGTGTTTTTTTATTAAGACAATCAAAAGGATACTCTACACTAATTGTTTTGTCTTCTTTTTGTATCTCATCCCACAAGTCTGCTCCAAGTATGATACCATCAGGCCTGTAAGCTTTGCTTGACCAGATACAATCTGTAAGTTCTTTTGCTTTGTTTTGTAATAACATTTCGTTAGCATCTTTTAATGGTAACGTACATATCTTTGCTTTGTTAGGTGACAATAATTTTGCACACTCAACAGCAGCTTTCTGTCCGTGCTCATCTTGGTCAAACATAAACACAACAGACTCAAAACCTTCAAGCCATTCTAATTCTTTTTGAATATCTTTTTTTGCTCCTTGTGCGCCTGACTTAATACTTACTACTGGAAATTTATTTTGATTTATTTTTGAGACTGACAAACAATCTATCTCACCTTCAGTTATAATAACCATCTTACCTTTGTCACGCCATAGATGTTGACCAAACAAACCTGATTGTTTTGCATCACCTAGCCATTGAAAAGTTTTATCTGGATACCTTAATTTTTGTGCTACTAATTGTTTATCTTTGTTGTAGTAGTTTGCTATTTGACATGGTCTGCCAAACCAACTACCAGTTTGATAATTAAATTTTTGTACTGTATTTAAATCTATATTTCTTTTTGATAATTCTTTTACTTCACCTGATATAAATTCAGCATTACCTTCTGTATTTGTTTGTTGTTGTTTCAAATCTTCTGCTCCTTTTGTTAGTGTGTTACATGAAAAACAATATGTGTGTCCATCATCATAAACTGAGTTTGCATCACTAGAACCACAACTATCGCAGTGTGTGTGATATAAAAAGTTACTGTCATTTTCTTGCATAAATTTTTTTCCTAAAATATTTTGGTTTCACTCTGGGCTGTTACACCCAGAGCTTAACAAACAAACTAACTCAGCAATTCTTTAACATTGAAATGCGGAGCTTTGGAGCTAGTCACATCTCTGTGACCAACAACTTCAACATCTTCGTAACTGTCCTTTAAAACATCTATAAGTTTTACTAAACTCTCATATTGTTTAAAAGTAAAATTACAATCATGTTGTCCATCAGGTGTCAATCCACCAATTAAACACACACCGATAGAATTTTTGTTAGACAACTGAGCACTTGTATCTATATGTGCACCAGCTATCTGAATATCTCTGCCATCTTGGACTTGTCCATCTCTAGTTATAATTTTATGGAACGCACAAGAAAATAATCCTTCTTTTCTATGCTGTAATTCTAAATCTTTAACTTGAATATTTTGTTTAGGGTGTGTGTCCGAAGAATGTATGACAATATATTTAGTTTCTTTTCTTACGTTACTCATTGTAACCACTCCTTTGGAATATGTTTATCAGCATATTTAAAACCATACTTCTCACACCACATTGCATAAGTTGTTTTTGATTTCTTTGTAATTCTACTTCTTGAATTACTAAATACAAATCTAATATCTAATTCTGGATGTTGTTCTTTTACAAGTCTCATCTTCTGTCTATCTTGTGTAGTAAACAATCCTTTAGTTTCTATATAAATATTTTGTTTAGGCAAATAAAAATCAGGTGTGTATGTATGAGCCTTCTGAGGCTTAACATATTTAAGTTTAGTCTTTTCAAACTCATACAATACACTACTGTTTCTTAGTTCTGTAGCAATTTGTTCTTCAAGTCCAGAACGAAAGCCATATTTAAATCCAACTTCCTTAGAAGTCAGACGCTTCGTTTTCTTGAGACGTTGTTGCCACATCTTCTACTACGCTTTCTGGTGCTACATAGCCACCATCTACTTTACCAAAGCCGTAACCAGACGCATTGTCTGCTCCGCCTTCAACAAGTTCAGTAACTTGCACAGCTCTTAATCTAAGAGACACACCAGCACCTGCCATTGCGGTAAACCAATGTACTAGTTCCGCACTGACTTTCATTTTACTACCCGACCAAACATTAACATCAGTCATAGGTTTTCCAGAACTATCAAAGATAGCTACCTTAAAAGGTATTACTTTACCGTCTGCTGAAATTATTTGTGCCTTACGTTTAAACTTAAACTCAACGTTACCAGTCTCTGCACCAGTGTCATCAGTTTCAAGTTCGTACGGTGGGTTTGAGAGCTTAACAGCTTTCTTATTCTTTTCTTTAGCTATCTCAGCACTCTTTTTCATCTCAGCATCAATTTGTTGAATTAATGGCTGAGCTTGTTCTGCACTAACGACAAGATTAACTTTAAAATGTCCATCTTTGTCAAACTTAGTATCAGGTTTTGTAAGCCATGCGTATTTAGATACACCTTCTGGACTTACAATTTTGACGTAATTGTTCTTCGCCATTTTATCTACTCCTTAGTTTTTCTATTCTACTATGGGTACTTAACTCCATTAAGCAAAAAAGAACTCACTGTCCCTAAGTTGGTTAATGTCTAAATCACCCTTGTTAGGGACTTCTGGTAATTTAGCATGAAGTTCAACAGGTAGTTGTTTCATTACATCATTTCTAAACTCTGATAAAATATCATGTTCAGTAAACATTGTAATAAATGCCTGTCTTAACGACTGGTTTAAAACTTCCACATCACCAGCCGTAGTACCAAAACTGTCATGCACATTGCAAAAGTTTTTGATACCATTTTTATGTGCTATGTTAACAGTCTTCATCATTGCTGCGCTGTCAACACTATGCACAAGATTAGGTGCAACACCGTTACCCATTCTTAACTTATCTGTTAAGTCTGTCTCAGTGTTTATTCTAGGTTTAATCACCTCACCCATTAACATTGCCTTAACCCTTTTTGATTTCATTTCAGGATAAGACTGATAAACAGGAAAGCCAACAGGTGTAACCCAGTGTACAGGTAATTGTTCTCTAGCCACTACTCTTGCAATGGTTTGTAAATAATCCATTCCAATTCTAGCAGACTTAAGATTGTCACCAATACTTTCCCAGATAACACCAGCAAGATAACTTGCAGGCCTAAAAAGGTCATCTGTAAATGGATGGTTTTCACCCTTGTCTTTTCGTTTAGTTAAATCTTCAATCACAAAGTCTGTACATGAGTATCTTGTTGAACCATAACAAATAGTCATAATACTACGTTTTGTTGTTGAACGTTTAATACCATAATCAAGCCACAACTGAGCATACGGTTTATTCTCTGCTGCATCAACTTTTAGTTTTTCAATAACTGCATCAGCAACTAATTGATAGATGTCTTGTGGTTTATCTGTAGGTAATAAATTAACTAGCTTACCAGCTTTGCTGTCTCTTAACATCAATGAGTAAACTTGTAGTCCATTACATGAACCATCAACACTCACTGGAATATGAGACACAAATCCATAGCCTTCTTTTTTAAACTTACTCCACTCATCACAAAAAGCTAAGAACTGATATGCATTTGATGCATCTTCCCATTTTCTATTATTCATTGGGTCTTCAGCACATTTTAATATCCAGTCTTCATTTTTGTTTACCCATTCAACACGCTCTTGCAAAGATATTTTATCTTCACCAAACATGTTGGCTCCATGAATAGCAAGCCAATAATCACCTTTGTTTTCTTTTGTGATTTCTTTACCATGTGCAAACGACAATAAAGCTTTAGCACCTGTAATACTTTGATAGTTTAAAAAGGCTGGTACACAATATGCTCTTCCTCTAAAATCTAATTGCAGTGGAAAGTATAATGTTGCATAGTCCTTAAACTTATCAGCAAGCCACATAATTTTAGCATAAAGTAATCTTTTAGAAAACATCCTAGCATTTTCAGTATGCACCATGACTGCTTTCTTCTTCCATTCTTTTCTGCTCGCAGAGTTTGTCTCAATGTCATGTGGTTTGTTTGGAATATCATAATTAACATTAGGCGGCATACCCCCTACAGCTAATCCTTTGTCCCAAGCCTCTTGCATAACATGTAAAATAAACTTATTAATTTTATATGGAGTGTTTTGCATTGTGTTAACTGCACTGTAAACCTCTGGCATGTCAAAATTCTCAAGTTCTTTTTTAAACAACTTGTTCTTTTGCTTTACCAAGTCCAGCTCAGGTAACTCTTTAGTCCAATACCCACCGCCTGTTACAGTTGACCACGCCTTTGGCGGCATCACTGTGGGTAGATACTCTGGGTTTAATAGTTCATTAAAACCATTTCTATTTTTAATCCACTCTCTGGTCTTCTCAGTTTGTTTTATGATTTTAGCTTTTTTATGTTTAACTGTTTCCGTTCCTATTTCAATTAAACCTGTTGCATAAATCATAAGTTCAACAAGTCTGATACCGACATGTAATTTAACAGGTGTAGTCCATTCTTCCCATTTCATCACTTCATCACGCTTAGCGCTTTCTCTTAGCTTCCTTCTTTTGTAGGTGTAATTAAAAGACCGTTTGTCTAAGTCTGCCTTTACTGTTTCGTAAAGTTCAGGATTTAAACTTTTAAAATTTCTTAATGAAATCTCAGTCTCTATTTTACCGCCAAGAGATATACACGTAGCAGTCAATGGTTTGTACTGCGTTATTGTATTGATAATGTGTTTACCAGTGATTAATGCTAATACTTCTGGTTCCACTTCAGCTAGTTTCATAAAAGCAATTGGTGGTTTACCAATAGTCTTTTTAGATGTCTCTTCAAGCCATTCACCAATAGCCATAGCTAAAGGCCTGATTGTGTTTGCAACCATAACTTTACCATAGCTGGTTACACTTTCCTCTTCTCTTTGGACATGTGATGTTAGTCTTTTATTAGTTCTATTTTTACCTAGCTCAGCCATTTCTTTTTCATGTGCTAGCTCATCACGGTAGGTAGGCATGCTTTCAATTAGTTTAGCCAATGTTAACTCCTTTGTATATAATTGGGTTAATGTTGTTAGTATCTACTATGGGTACCTTAGTCTGGTTCACGTACAGACACCATAAGTTCTTTTTCAAGATTAACTATGGGTGTATCTTCACCTTCAATAACACGTTCAATCAACGTAGCTGCTCTAAAAGCCACTTGATTAGGTGATAGCTCATCTGTAAATTGTTCAGGGTTAAATACTTTTTGTAAAAAACTTATTATCTCTTGCTTTTTATTTTTAGGCATTTTAGACATTAATTATTCTCCTTTGTTGCTATTATTAAACACAAATAAAAAATAACACCGCTAAGTCCTATGACTTTACATTCTAACGGCATTTGTAAGAATAGTTCTAGCATAAATCAATAACTCCTATATTAAGTTTAAAAGTCACCGTCAAGTCCTATGACTGTAACAGACTAGGCAGACAATAGCCCGCCTAGTTTCGCCTATTGAAGGCTCTTCAGTGTTACTCTTCCCTGCTATCAATCTCAATTTTAACTGAGACTTTGCCTTGTGCCCTATAACCTAAAGAGTCCGTACTATCCTCTAAGAACCTAGCTAAGTCTTTAGCTTTAACGCCATCTTTAAAATTAAATTCATGGCTTGTGATAGTAAATGGCTTACCTTTGCGGTCATAGTCATTACTAAGTATTTTTATTTCTACATTGTCAAAGTACATATTTACTCCGTTCGTTGTTAGTTTGTTTTTATATTTTCAGAACCGCAGCTGGCGCAAATTTCAGTCATTCTCATTAAGTCTGCATAGCTGTAGTTTTTCTCTGGCTCTTCTTGAGCCTCTTTTAGTATGGTTCCTTCCATACTTTCACAGTCATAACATATCATAGTTACTCCGTTGTTTATTTGTTAGGTTGCTTTTTGCAACAGACTAGCAGCCCTGAGGCTGCCAGTTTCGCTCAATAAGAGCTCTTCAGTGTTGCTAGTGGCCTGCTTTAGTGTAACCAGCATTAAGCCTATTACGCTCTGCAAGTCTATAGTCTCTAAATTCCTTCTCTTTTTTCTCTTTTAGAACTTCATAGACTGCAATAGTTGACCTGCGTTGGTTTTGCTCCATCTCTGCTAATTTAGCTTCAAACTCTTTAGCTGTAACCCTGTTTGAATGGTCACCGCCATCAATAGCATTTAAATGGGCGCCTGTAGTCGTTCCCCAGCTATTTTGCTGAACTACAAGGCCAGTCAATATGCTGCTAAAAGCTACGCAAGTATTATAAGACATGTAAAAAGTTACATTCATATAATCAACGTAAATGGCTTGGTTGTTATTGCCTCTAGCATACTTCCAAACCTTTACAGGCTCATCAGTCACTTGAAGTCTTGGTGTTTGTTTATTTTGTCTATTCATGTTTGCTCCGTTTGTTAATAGTTTGTTTGTCATTGTGTGACATACAAAGGCGGCAAAAATATGTCGCCCTTGTTTCGACTATTGAAGTCTCTTCAGTGTCACTTATTGAGGAAAACACCCGCCCCGCTTTCTCATATTTTCAAGCCAGATTTTCTCTTCCTCTTTTAGCTTCCTTTGGCTGGCCATCCTGCGTTGTCTCTGAGTTCTTTTTAACATCTCAGTTTGCCAGCTTTGTTTCCTATCGTAGTAAATACCCATTTAATCTATTTCTTGAATAAAAGGCTTTCCATTAATACAATAGTAAACAGCTAATTGACCCGCTTTTTTGCCATACTCAATCGCAAAGCTTTTAAACTGCGCTTTCTCAATAAGACTATTTGTAATAGCTACTTGATAGATAATAACAGCTTCGTCAAACACTTTACCGCTCTGTTTATCTTCCCAGCAGCCTACAGCATTGGAAATGGTACAGCCACCATAGTTCTTTACAAGTAGATTTTTTAAGTCTCTATGAGTGTCCAGCAAGTCTTTACCCTCATTGTCCTTAACAGGCAGTATTAACTTACACTCAATCATTTTTAAACTTCTTGTCTACTTTGGTTAATACTAAATAGCCTACGACATTCATAACTATTAGTATTGTTATTCCTAGAAATGTTGTCATTTTAACTCCATTTGTTATTTGTTTGTTTAATGCATTATGCATAAATAAATAATAAAAGCAATAGTTACGCATAAGAAATAATAACTTGTATTCAATAACTTATTTATTGTCTTTTTAAAAAAAACAGGCATTAACCTACTATAAGTCCTAAGTGACTACTTATAATAGATACAATAATAATTAATACTAAGAATATATTAATTACTATTAGTAACTTTAATATAAACCATAGTTTATTCATGTAGTAATCCCTTTAAGTTTAATCTTTAAGTATAAGACTAGGTAATAGGTATTAAGTAAGTATAACTTAGGTAGTAAGCTTATTACTATATACACATAGTTGAAGCTTTAGTATATCTAATATGGGAACCTTAGTGCATAGGTTGTATAATGTTAATGAGTATTAACTAAGAGTTTGGCTATGTGTTTGGCTATGTGTTAGGCCAAAGGTAAAAAAACAGACTAGCACACACTCACGCCAAAACAAAAAGCCTGCATTACCCCTGTATATGCCATGAGTTTTGCCTATATGCCTTCTTTTTTGTCCGTGTGCGGCCTATTTTTGGGGATGCCTACGGGGGAAACCGCACGGTCATATATCGATATACCATCTCATATTTTTCTACCAAATATTCCGACTAAGGTTCCCGTATGTGATATAACTAAGGTTAAACTATGTGTATATATCTTACTTGATATTCTTTATTAAGTCAGACAAATATACAGCTCTGCCTTCTGTCTGCTGTGCCCACTTACTATTTAACATCTCTTTAGAAGCCATTTGGTATTCACCATTGTTAATATGTTCTAATGTCTTCTTAAATCCAGACACTCCCTTAGCTCCCATTTGGTAAACCATTTCTGTAATGACTCCAAATGCTACTGGATGTACTTTATCAGCGTCTATGAGCTTCTCTGTGGCTCCTACAGCCTTATTTAAATCACTTTGAAATACTTTTTCCCACCCTTCTCTAGTAGTAGGTATTTCTTCTCCTGCTTGTATTCTATGACCATAACCACCTGTCTTAAAGTTTTCTACTACAGTTTTACCTTCTGTTGTATCATAAGATAAACTATAGGGTAATAGTCTATATCCTTCATGCTTTTTAATCCTGTTAGCAACATTCTGCATAAAAGGATATTTAGTATTTATATCCATCTGTCCTCTCTCGGAGTTCTACCAATAGCAGACTCCATAAATTGTTCTAATTCTTCGTTTAATAAGTCCTCTTTATGTTGATTATAAGACATAATTTGGTCTCTATCCATACGTTCTACCCAGTAGTTAGCAGCTATTGCTAGCGCATCTATCTGGTCATCATGCCTTAGAGCACCTTTATCCCTAGTTATTCTAGTCATTTGTCTAAATAACTGGTGGTCAGGCTCTAATTTAAAGTCTTCTTTGATAAGTAAATCATCAACAATTAGCCTATGTCCATTCATAATGGGTTCCAAAGTATCAATAATACGCTTTTCTTTCTGTATATTATGTCTAACTTCTTCTATTTCACACGGATGTATCTGTGCCATAATAGGTTTTAGTAGCTGTGTAGCCATACCATCACCAAAGTTACTCTCAATAACTACATAGTTAACATCTTGTTTCTTCGCAATGTTAGCCAATCTAGCCATAGTATCCTCTGAGTAACCACCATCTAATGCTCCGATAGCAGTCAGGTATAACACACCGTGTAACATCTTTAATACACAGTAAGCTGTTTTGTCTTCTCCTCTTCCAGAGGGGTCTATAGACATCACAGAGCCCTCAAATTGCGTGAACTCAGGACTTGTGTACATAGGAGCCACATAGTAATCTCCTTTAAGCCCAACGTTAGG